AACTGATCAATTAAGGGAGTCTCTTACTGCTGAGTATGATATTTTAAAAAGTTCTGGTCTTTCTGATTATGAAATCGAAAGTAAATATGGGATAAAAGCCTATCAAACAAATGACCCTTCAGTTCCTCGTGTTGTTGGAACTGTTCAGCCGTCATCTGAGATTGATGTATCTAGTGAGCCTTACACTTTAGAAAAAATGTCTGGATCATATGGAGGTATTTATCAGCCTTCAACTGATGAAATTATTATAAATCAAAAAAATAATCCAACCCCTGCTCGAATAGACCAAATACTTCGTCATGAGGTAGAGCACAGAAGGCAGCGCGAAGCAGGAAAGAGAGGTTATCAATTTGGCACAGGTGGTATGGAGTATTCTTTTAGACTTCAAGAGAAAGCATTAGAAGATTTAAACAGTCAAATTAGGCAGGAGCGGGACCCGTCAAAAAAGGCAGAGTTACTCGCAGAGAGAGACAGAGTTGCAAACATTGATGCTGCTGGTTCTTACTTTAATAGTCCCACTGAGCGTGGTGCGCGTCAAGCTGAGACAGGGCCTTTTACAACATATGACCCTACTGTTACTGCTGCTGAACTTCTTGATCCACAGATTAATCCTAATCGAAATTTATTAGGGCGTATTGATGATTCTATAAATAGAGCCATTCTTCCTACTTATGGTGGTTTATCTCGTTTTAGAGAAATGGGTCCAAGAGTTCCTTTTTCTAATGATAAACTTTTTAAGGGTCTTGCAGAAGCTGCTCTGCCACTTGCGCGTATGAATATACCTAGAACGCCTAGTACAAGGGGTAATCAGCCTGTTCCATTTATAGCTGGTCCTGATGGTCGTGTAGATGAGGCAGTATATAGTTTACCTGAAGGCCGCAGTATTCCCGACGATATTCAGAAAATGATTGATGGTTTGAACAAAAAGGCTCCTGTTGTTGAGTACGAAAACAGAAAAGCGCAGATGATGGCAAATGGTATTTCAGGTACTAAGCTGCAATCTAACTTGGATAATTTAGCTAGGAATTTGGGCATTGAACGAACTGACAGGTGATTTTTCAAAGTACCTCACTGATGAGGAACTAGCTAAGGTTGCTCCTATGCTGGAGCGTTTAAAGACGCTTGATGATAGGAATGAGAAGCATGATAACTTTATGAACTTTGTAAAGCATGTTTGGCCTCAATTTATTGAGGGTCGGCATCATAAGATTTATGCTCAGAAGTTGCAGGACGTTGCGGATGGCAAGTTAAAGCGTTTAATTATTAATATGCCTCCGCGTCATACGAAGAGTGAGTTTGCGAGTTATTTGTTTCCGACTTGGTTAATGGGTAGGCGTCCTGATTTGAAGATTATTCAGGCGACACACACGGCTGAGTTGGCTGTTGGATTTGGTCGAAAGATCAAGAATTTGATTGAGAGTGAGGATTTTAAGGATGTTTTCCCGAATGTTAGCTTGGCTACAGATGCTAAGGCGAGTGGTCGTTGGAGTACCAATGGCGGTGGTGAATATTATGCGGTTGGTGTGGGCGGCGCTTTGGCGGGTCGCGGCGCGGATTTGGCGATTATTGACGACCCCGTTTCGGAACAAGACGCGTTAAGTGTTACTGCATTAGATAACATTTACGAGTGGTACACTTCTGGTCCCAGACAGCGTTTACAGCCCGGTGGTGCGATTATTATCGTTATGACCCGTTGGAGTATTCGTGATCTGACTGCTAAGGTTTTAAGCAAGCAGAGTGAAAAAGGTGCTGATAAGTGGGAGATTGTAGAGTTCCCCGCTATCATGCCGTCTGGCGACCCGTTGTGGCCTGAGTATTGGAGCTTGGATGAGCTTGAGGGCGTTAAGGCGTCTATTCCTGTTGCCAAGTGGAATGCTCAGTATATGCAGAACCCTACTGCTGAAGAGGGTGCGATTATTAAGCGCGAGTGGTGGAACATGTGGGAAGACGAAGACCCACCCGCTTGCAGCTATATTATTCAGAGTTATGACACTGCGTTTAGTAAGTCTGACAGGGCTGACTACAGTGCGATTACGACTTGGGGTATATTTCACAATGATGAGACGCGAGAGGATCATATCATCCTTTTGGACGCTGAAAGAGGGCGCTGGGAGTTTCCAGAACTGAAGGAAGAGGCGTTAAAGTCTTATAAATTATATGAGCCTGACATGGTTCTAGTGGAGCAAAAAGCGAGTGGAATGCCATTAACTCAAGAGCTTCGCAGGATGGGCATTCCTGTAACACCATTTACTCCGAGCCGCGGTGCTGATAAGTTTACTCGTATGCACGCCTGTGCGCCTGTGTTTGAAAGTGGCATGGTGTGGGCACCTGAGACTAATTTCTCAGATGAAGTTATGGAAGAATGTGCGGCATTTCCCAATGGTGAACATGATGACTTGGCGGATTCGATGACTCAGGCTATACTACGATTCAGACAGGGTGGTTTTATCACCACTCCGAGTGATTATGATGATGAAGAAGAGGCTGCTTTTATGCGGCGCAAACGCGAATATTATTAGGAGGCTTTTATGGCTGATCAAAAACAAGCAATTATGAAGGCTCTGAAGCAAGCTATGGGCGGTGCGCCGATGAGTTCACCAAGACCAAAGATGCGCCCTGCGGGTCTTGCTAGGGGCATGGATGCAACTCCAGCGGAGATTGCGGCTTTAGAACGTGGCAATCGCATTCAAATGATGGAAGGCCGTGAGAACGAGGCAATTCTTAAAGGCGAAAAAGCCATTTCAGATGCTGATAAAGCAAAAATACTTAAAATGATGATGGGACGAATTAATAAGTCTCCTGCTGGCATGATGAAGGGCGGCAAGGTCATGAAGTATGAAGATGGCGGCGCTGTGAGAAATAAAAAGGTTAAGAAACCAAAGATGGGCTGTGTCATGAAGGGACGCGGCGGCAAGTATAAAGGACAAAGCTAATGCCAAATATGTCAAAAAAATATAAAGGATTTTCAAAGTTACCTGAAGCGGTTCAGCAAAAGATGGACCCTGAAGCGGCTATGAAGTATATGGAAGGTGGCGCTGTTAAAAAGTATATGGGCGGCGGTGCTGTTAAAAAATATGGTCATGGTGGCAACGTTGAGAAAGACGGCGTTATGTATGAGCATGATCCAGAGCCTCAAAAGGCTTCCACAAAAGGTGGTACTGGTGGCGGTCATTCCCGCGGTGGCGGTGCTGCTATTAGCGGAACCAGATTTTCTGGAGTAAAATAATGGCTAAAATCATCATTAACATTGATATGGAAGAATTGAAGTCTGGCGTTAATCAACTCGTTGATGATGATATGTACGATGATGATATGATGGAGGAGGAGATTTCTTGCCCTCTATCAACTCAAGATTCGTCTATTAACGATGAAAATCGTGAGTCTGCGATCAAAGACCAAGATTACGGCGCGGCTGAAAGTGACAAGAATGTATGTGGTACATGCGCTTATTATGACATTCGCGCTTCTGTTTTGGATTGCATTGATAACGGAATAGGAATGAAAGAAGACGTTCCTGTAGGTTACTGCACCGAATTAGACTTCACATGTATGGCGGAAAATGTCTGCAACTTGTGGAAAAAGGGTGGCCCTATCACAGATTTTGACAATATTAACACTCTTGAGCCAATTGAGGGTAACGAGAGGGACATTTTCTAATGGCTATTGAGCAAGGTTTAGGTGCTGGCGGCACTCCCGAAGAACCAGTGATTGAAGATACAACTCGTATGCAGGAAATACCTGAGCTTCCAGCAACTCCGGGGATTACTGAATTTGATGATGGTAGTGCCGTTGTTGGTGAATATGAAGAAGAGGGTGAGCCTGTAGCTGACGTTCCTTTTGATGGAAACCTTGCAGACGTTATTGAGGAAGATGAGCTTATGGCTATATCTTCTGATATTGTTAACGCGATTGAAGATGACTTTGCGGCACGCCAAGACTGGGAAGATACATACAAAAAGGGACTAGAGTTTCTTGGTATGAAGACTGAAGAGCGCAGTGAGCCTTTCGAGGGTTCTTCTGGTGTTATTCATCCTTTGCTTGCTGAAAGTGTTACGCAGTTTCAAGCGCAGGCTTATCGTGAGTTATTGCCTGCAACTGGACCTGTTCGTACCGCCGTTGTTGGCGCACAGAATGAAATGCTTGTTAAGCAGTCTGAGCGTGTCAAAGACTACATGAATTATATGATTACATATGAAATGGAAGAGTACGATCCTGAGTTGGATCAGATGCTGTTTTATTTACCTGTGATTGGATCGACATTTAAAAAAGTTTACTTTGACCCGCTTAAAGGGCGTGCGGTCAGTAAGTTCATTCATGCTGAAGATGTGATTGTGCCTTATGGTGCAACTGATTTGATGTCTTCTCCGCGGATTACGCATCGTTTGAATATGGATTCGAATGATGTTCGAAAGCTACAACTTGTAGGATTTTACAAAGACATCGAACTTCCAAGTTCTTCCAACTATGACGAAGCGTCTATGGGTGAGGTTGAGGAGTCTATTGATGACATTCAAGGCGTACATCCATCTGGACCGTCTGAGGATATAACTCTTTATGAGGTTCATACGTCCTTAGACATTGAAGGTTTCGAGGACATGGGTGAGGACGGCGAGCCTACAGGTTTGCGACTTCCTTATATCGTCACGATCATTGCCGATTCTGGTGATGTACTATCTGTTCGTAGGAGCTACGAGGAAGCTGACCCGATGAAGCGTGCGAAGCAATACTTCGTGCATTACAAGTTTCTTCCGGGTCTTGGTTTTTATGGCCTTGGCTTAACACATATGATTGGTGGTTTAGCCCAAGCATCTACGTCTATTTTGCGTCAATTGATTGATGCAGGCACCCTCTCCAACTTGCCAGCAGGCTTTAAGGCCCGTGGCGCTCGTATTCGTGATGAAGATTCCCCCCTACAACCGGGTGAGTTCCGCGATATTGATGTGGTTGGAGGCACCCTGCAAGGCTCTTTGATGCCACTCCCCTTCAAGGAGCCTTCAGGGACGCTTTATAACCTTCTGG